GTCACGGCCTGACCGTGACGAAAAGTGGTACGAGAGGGTGCAGAGGGAAGCACCCGTTACCGACGGAATGTCGCCCGAACTCTACATGGAACAGGAACATCCGACCTCCGTGGAAGAGGCACTGCGACCGTCAAGGGTCATGGCTGCGTTCGATGTTGACGCCATTGAGTCGATGCACCTCGACACGAAAAAGCCGGTCGAAATACGAAATAACGTGATTAACGTGTACCAGAAGCCTGTTGTCGCGAAAAAATACGCAGCAGGCAGCGATACCTCGCACGGAGTCGGAGCCGATTATTCCGTTACTGCTATTATTGACGTCGAGACAGGATACGTTGTTGCCGACGTCTACTCGAACACGATGGCACCTGAACATTTCGCAATGGAATCTGTCAACCTGCTCAACGATTACAACAACCCTATCTGGGCCATCGAGGATAACGACTGGGGAGAACTGACCCTCAAGAAGGCGCAGGAACTCAAGTATCCAAGACTTTACGAACGAAGAAACCCCCAGGGAAAGCTGTCAGGCAAGATCGGGTGGAGGACAGATGGGCGAACTCGTACCGTTTTATGGGGCGAATTGATAGAGGCAGTCAGGGACAGGTTGGTTATAATCCCAAGCAAGGCGGGGCTTAACCAGTTCACGTCCGTCATCAGGAACCCTGACAAAGACGGTCGGATTGAAGGCATGGTCGGCACGCATGATGACTACCCGATGGCAGTAGGACTGGCATGGCAGATGCGTAAAGAAGCATACAACCAGTCTAAAAAAATCAAGGTTATTACACGAGAAGAACGCATACGGCGAATGGGAAATAACAGGTAATGGCATCAAAGAGAGACCAGGTTGCAATAGAGCGTATCCTCAACAAGGTGGACCGCAAGGAACAGGTCTTCGAGAAACGTACCGCATTCATGGATTCTGACTACGAATGGGGCTGGAAGAATACCCCGTTCGTCCCAATGCCCACCGAGGGCATCACGATAAAAGATGCCGTTACCACCAACTTCGCGAAAGTCCTTGCACGCAAAGTGTCCAACGGAGTCGGATACGCAGAACGCATTATCCGAGTGCTTGACGATGCCGACAACGAAGAGTTCCGAGATAAGAACAACGCCTACGAAAGATGGTGTGTCGGCGTCCTCGAAATGGCAGACGAACGATTGCAGTCAGGCGGCATGAACTCCACAGTGCAGGGCGAAAGCGCATGGAACGCAGTCGTTCGTGGAGGGTGGATCGGCACCCGTGCGGTACTTATTAAAGACGCACAGGGAGAGACAGTACCGGATATCGTGCCGGTTGACCCGCGAAACCTCGTTTACGAAAAAGGCCGTGGGGAACCGCTATGGGCAGCGATCATAACCCAGCGTGCAAAACAGGATATCCGTGACGAATACCCGAAATTCAAGTTCGGGATAGAAAACAATGTCCAGCACCCCGAAGACGATGATGACGAACTTGCCCGTGTAGTGGATTATTACTGGACAGAAGACGGCAAACGCATGAACTGCGTCATTATCGACGGGCAGTACGCAAAGAAGCCGACCGATACCTTTGCCGTTAATTTCCCTATCGTGATTCGGCTGATCGGCAACAACCCGGGCGTAATGAACTACAGCCTGAAAGATACTATCGACGGCATTCGCGAAATCCCCGGTATAGAAGACGTCGGTGACAGCATCTTTGCTGCGCTCCGACACGTCATTCCGCAGGTAAACCGGCTTGCATCGTACCGAATGGCACTTACGGCAAGAGCCGTGCAGGGCACCCTGATCGTCAAGTCAAGGGACGGCACCAAGGAACTGGATCAGGACGCATTTGCCTCCGGTGCTGAACTTGGACTGTCCACGGATAACGACGAAGACATAGGGCTTCTTCCTATTTCCGGCAACAACCCCGGCGTAATGAACTACAGCCTGAAAGATACTATCGACGGCATTCGCGAAATCCCCGGCATAGAAGACGTCGGTGACAGCATCTTTGCTGCGCTCCGACACGTCATTCCGCAGGTAAACCGGCTTGCATCGTACCGAATGGCACTTACGGCACGAGCCGTGCAGGGCACCCTGATCGTCAAGTCAAGGGACGGCACCAAGGAACTGGATCAGGACGCATTTGCCTCCGGTGCTGAACTTGGATTGTCCACGGATAACGACGAGGACATAGGGCTTCTCCCCATTTCGCAACTGACGTCAGATGCGGGACAGCTAGAAGGCGAGTTGAGGCTCGACGAGTCAAATGCCGGTCTGTCTGATCCTGCACTTGGAAGACTTACATCCCCTGTATCCGGTGCGGCACTTCAAATCCTGTCACAGGCAGATAACGAAGTAGTTGCCCCCTTCCTTAAAGCAGTGGAATCCATGCTTGCAGGCATTCTCGACAACCTTGGCAGACAGTACGAAACCGGACGATACAAGGATATCGAGGTACGGGGCAAGACCCACACAGACCAGCCGTTCAACAAGGTTATCGCCCCCGACGATATCAAGGGACATAACCTCTTATCTGTAGAACTAAGGCAGACACAGCCACAGGACGATTTTGCGCTCTGGCAGGCCGCACAGGTCGCATCGCAGGTCGATCCAAGTACCGGCACAGCACTCGTGTCGAAGCAATATGCAGCCACTAAAATCGCTAAAGTTCAGGATTACGACCTTGAAAAACGGCGTATGTCAGGGGCTAGAATACGTGCGTCAAGCGCGAAATACGAGTTGCTTACACAGTGGCACGCGTGGCACGCAGCCCGTCTTTCGGGGGAACCTGAAGAGGTTATCCAGCTTCTTGAAATGGATATCCAGAGGGAAATCGAACGTGAGGCAATGGAAGAAGCGGCAATGCAATACCAGTTTGAACAGGCTGTTAATGCGAACCCGATGGCAGCAGCAGCCGGTATGAACGGGGCTGCTCAACCCGGCGGTGGGGCGGGTGTACAGGACATGGCAAATCCTGCTACAGTAAGTGCAGACCCAAGATTGCTGGCGCAGGCTGGCACAATGGGAGTCAGTGCTGCGCCCTCTCCTGATGCGGGATATAACACTACGGCGCCAAGGAACACTGCTGAAGCAGCAGGGTTAGAACCGAACATATAAAAGAGATTACGCCATGATTTTTGCTTTTTATATTACAGAGCCTAATGGTCTACAACGTCTTGTTTTTGTAAGAGGAACCGATTACGGCAACGCCTTCGGAAAAGCCAGGAGACATGCAGCTTTTTCAGGTTCTACTGTCAGGGCAGGTCATCTCGGCGATACTCCTGCTACAGACACTGATGCAAAACAGGCTGCCGGGTCGCTAATGCTTGACGAAGTATCCCCTGGAGGCAATGTTATATCCTTTGGCACTACTTCTGGGGGCGGTTCCCTCCAACAGACTAATTTCTTTGAGGGCGGTGGCGGTGCGAAAGTTATGGCAAGTCCTTTAGGGGACGGTGCTGACAATGGTGCCAATGGTGGCGGTGATACCGGCGGTTTTTCTTCTTGGGGGCCAGATAAAGAATCGCAAGCGCTAACTCGTGAATCCTTTGAGTTTGGTCCCGGCTTTAGAGCAGGAATGAGAGGGCGTGGTATCAATCTCGAAGGCGGCGGTGGATTAATGGGGCAAATTGCACGAGATCGTCAGCGTGCAATAGAAGACAGGTTCCTTACGCAAGAAGCATTTAACCCTGCTTCTGCCCTGACAGAAGAAACTGCCTACCCGACATTAGAGAGGTTCCTTTCTGATAGACAAGGTGGAGTATCTGTTGATGATCGATTAGGCGATTGGACGAACCCGTTGTTTGGGCGGGCTGGAGCCGAAGCTGCCAGAGGCTTGCTGGACCAAGCGCGAGGGTTTACATCACCGGCAACGGATGTACTCCCGTCTGATCTTGCTGGAGGTATTTTGAATCCAGCCACTACCGGACAGGGGCAAACTCTTGCGAACGTTGCTCTTGATGCTGCACGGCGACGGTATGGCTCTCTTTCCAGGTTCTTGCCGTCAGCGGGAGCATTGTCTGAGTCATATCTGGCACAAGATCGACCCACGAGAGGCACGTTCGCAGATTTCCTGAATACAAGGATTTTTGGGTAAATGGTTAGCCCTATTAACATCTTTGATGTTCTTTCGGATACCGCTGAAGGTCGGCGTATTGGCTTTCAGACGTTTCTGAACCAGTTCGCCCAGCAACCACAACAACGTCAGGTAACTACTTTCAACCGACCGTTTTTTTCCAACCTGCAACAGCAGGCTGAAAACGAGTTCTTTGGTAATTTAGGTCAAAGAATCCAGCAGGGGCAAACCCCGCAGTCGTTTACAGATTTTCTAAACAGTGACTTCAATCTTGGCAGGCGTGCCAGACGTGCCCCTGTTTCTCAAATGGGAACAGGTATTTCCCGCTTCGCATCACCGGCTAGGTTCTTATTCAACCAGTAGGAGAACTGAATGACACAGCCTCCTTTTCCTGGGAACGACTTTTTTGACCAGATCGACAGCGTTGCCCGTAATCTAACAGGGAACGCATATCG